GCGAAAGTGGCGCAGGTCCTCAGGAATGTTCCATGGGAGTGTACCGCCGACGCCAATGACGCCGTTCTTGGATACCGCAGCGACGAGTTCAACGCTAGGAGTGGTTGTAGCCATGTTAAATGATAGAAGAGATTCCCTATAGTGCTTATCTATAGGGATTGTTTATGTTGTTTCCGCGGGGGGGCACCCCTCCCAAAAATTGAAAATCCGATGTAGGAGTCTACATGGCATGTAGTTTATCCGTTACTCATCCTGAAGCGGAAGCCATGTCGTACCGATGTCCAGCGCGCCACACCCAGAAAACCGATGTATATATGTTTGGTGATGGGAAACATAAGCTCTTCTATGAGCGCTGTTGTATTGAGCGAGTGGGCGAGCCAGGGGCGCTCTGTGCGAAACATGCTCAGCGCTATGAGGGTGAGTATAAGACCAAGGACCCACGCCTCTTGTGCCAATGGAACTATGTCTATCACCACGGTCTGATTGGGGAAGCCTACAGCGCACACACACAAATGTATGGGTCGCCGTATTATGAGGCGGGTCTAAAGAAAGGGTGGGGAGTGCCGAAAAAGCACGATTTAGAAAAAGCCGTTGCTATGCAGAAGGCCGTCCAGGACCTTGCGTTGGCTATGCAGATGAAGATTACGGATTATATGAAAAGCCCAGATACGACCACCACCGCAGAGCCAACAGAAACCAAAAAAGAGAAAGCGAAGGGATCAGCGAAGCGCCCACCAAAGTCTGGGCGTAAGAAGTGCATCCAGGCGGATGGATCCAGTACTCTTTCCTCCAATTCCTCTTCATCATCCGCCCTGTCTTCTCTTACATCTGTATCATCCGTATCCGCATCAGGGCGAGGACCAGCCGTCGGTCTTCCAATGTATATTCCGAAGGGACCAGTGGCCTACGCAGAAGCCGAGGACGATCCAATAGTAATTACTCTTGATAAAATCAGTACAATCATACTCTATGAGTGTACGGATAAAGGCGCTGACGCTGACTCCTGGGTGGACGACGATGGACAGCACTATAGGAAATGTCCTAATGGGCAGATTATACTATCGTCGCGAAGTCGCCCAGAGGACAACTAAAATAGTATAGCATATAAAACCACCAATCAAAATGTGGTGCGTCTGCGCTTGGGACGACCACATGGACATCGCGCGGCCAGCGCAGGGTCATATTTGCAAAAACGTTCTGGTCTTTGCCGACAAACATCCCATTTTTCACCATTTCTGCAATCATTTCCCTATAGTGTTTATCCCAGGTGCGCCATGCTTCCACGCCGCCGGCTAATATACCACCTCCAATCCGATTTTTGTTGTATTGGAAGTTGGCAAGACTCTTTGTATGATATACCGCGCGTTCATCTGCGGTGAAGGGATCAATCTGGAGGACGGTCATCTTGTCGGCAAGGATGCGCTGGCCGTGGGTCATTGTGCGGATACATTTCTGTGTAAACTGGTCGCGGACTGCGCCGGCATCACACCACATGAATTTTTTATGACCAAATGGATTCGCCGTGATTGTCCGTTGGACAAAATCATTCTTCTGATACCAAATCATGTATAGTTCAGGGCTATGGCCTTTTTCATGGTCAAGTTCATATTGTGTGTCCCAAAAACCGGCAGGAAAATCCTGGCGCGCACCCCACGAGTCACGCGGTAGGGAAATAACTTTCGTCTTATCCTGAAATGCCGCGCGCATCGCTTCAAAAATCGGCTTGTATTTATCATCTGTATAGATTACCAAATGGCCAGGATATGTACTAAAGAAGTTCTGAATCCAGTGAAGATACTGGGCCGACGGAAACTTTGATTTCATTTCATAGAATGCGGTAACAAGAGTATAGGGTTCCATATCAAAATAATAGCGAAGTACTGCCTCAGGGTCTTGTTTATTGGACGCATTAAAATTAGATTGTGAATGAATGCGATGACGGACAAGTTCCTGGGGAAGATTATAGAGTTTCTTTCCCTTAAGAGCCAAATTCAGCCAGAGATCATAGTCTTCACATACAAAACGGTCCGAATAGCAAACATCCAGCTTTTTCATAAGAACTGAACTATTGATTATTTGATTCCCATGGAGAAGGTCATCTTTCGTAACAAATCCGGTTTTAATATTCGGTTTTCCTCCACGTTCACCAAAATAGGTACATTCTGTACCGACAACATCCGCACCCGCCGCCGGTCCCTGGAGAGCCCCAATCTGTGCCTCCAACTTGTTCGGCGCCCACACATCATCCGCATCCAAATGGGTGATCCAGTCCGCCGGCGAATCCGCCGCCATTGCGCGGTCCACATCCGCCACACAACGTGCGTCAGGATAATTCACTACACGGAATCGTCCGTCACCGGCCACCAATGCACATGCCTGTCGGTACACGTCGCCCCCATCCAAACCATGACCATTCACACCTATAATGCAACTCCAACTGGTGTATGTCTGGGCCTTAATTGAGTCAAGAGTCTCAGGCAAGAATTCAATTCCATTATAGAGTGGAATATTAATCGTAATCTGGGGATTCTCATCATGATTAGAAATGCGAATCATGTCCGCGCGAAAGTAGTCTTCGTAGTTAGGTGGGCCGGCAGGACCAAAGTGTTCCTTAGGGGTATACACTATAGGATTGGGGTATATGGAGAGGTATGACGCCCACCAATGGAATGTGCTATTGGCACAGATGTAGGTCTGGAAGAGGCGGGCAAAGAAGAAGGAGCGGAGGTCATCTGGTTCTTCAAAAAAGATGAACTGCGGACCGCCAGATTGTGAAATAAACTGGGTCTTGCACCACGCAATGTCATCAGACATAACGTAATAGACGTCGGCCTTAACTTGTGCCATTGCTTTTTTGTAGTAGGTCATAGATGCAGGATTATGAACGGAAATCATATGGGCATCCTTACAGTAATCTCCACGGCGAACGCCAAGGAAGGCGCGGCGCTTCTGATCCGTGGGAGCAGTTGGATCCAGCTCAGGGTAGGCACTATAGAGATTGGTCTGGGTGCGAATATATGCATCTAGGCCCTCGGCGGGAGTAAAGAGGAGTTTAATAAGGGCGGCATGTTTCTGGAAATAGCGTTCAGACTGGAAGTAGCCTTTAAGGAGAAGGCCAATGCAGTTTTTCTTGCATGCGGCGGCGTAGTTGGTGAAATCCATGTAGGGGAATCCGTGTTCAACATAGGGCATAATTCGTTGGTCGGTGGGCAAGAGTTTCCGCGGGATTTTGGAGTAGATGTTGCCATAATATTTGGATGGGTTAGATCCTGTAATGGCATGAAAATCGGAGTCATTTTCTATCAAGAAAAAATCCATGTCATGTTCAAGGGCCTGGGCGACAGCGGCGGCGATTTGGAAGAGCTGGTTGCCCAGCCCGCCCATTAATTTGGTAGTAATAAATGACATTTCCTATAGTGCTGCTCTATAGGAAATGTTTAGGTTGTTGCACTTAGCAACCGTATTCAGATGGCTTCGCCATCCTCTTAGGGGTGTTTTCAACACCCGTAGCGGACAACGCGTCCTTCAATATCTGAATGATTGTCATATTGATAGCCAAGGGAAGGAATAATGAGATACCATCGGTCTTCTTGTTGAAGTTTGGTCCAATTAATGTCCAGGCAATGAGCGGGCTGTTTGCCGTGACGGAGAAGATTCGTGGCCGATTCACGGAAATTGGTCTTGAGACGTTCCAGGTAGTGGCGTTGGAAGACATAGGAGCTGGTGGTCTGGCTATAGCGGACACGTTTGAAGCGTTCGTCGGCGGTGTCTTCAATGCGGGCATTCCAGTGGTTGTAAGATGGAAGGAAGACATCCCAAATATCGGCGCCAACTGGATATGTCTGGAAGAAGGAAGCGAGAGGGCGGGTGAATTCCACGGGTCGTTTCCCTCTGAATGTATAGTCATCTTCCATAATCATGACCGTCTGCCATTCTGTATGTTCTTCCACGAGCTTCAGACATTTGATGTGGCTCATGGTACATCCAAGGGCGCCATTCGCATTCTTGATGGCGTCAATGCGGTGGATTTTTTCGGCAGGGATAGCCATGCGGTTGAACTCGGCCTCCAGATGTTCTCGGCGGTCGGTGCGATGTTCCAGATTGATGTAGAGAATGGCGTCTATGTGTTCCATCGTAGGAATAAACTATAGGAATGATTCTAATGGTATCATTCTTATAGTGCTTTAGGTTTGGCTTCGGATTAAGCCGAAGGATGTTATTTAGAGATTGCTGAAATTGGTTGATGGTGGCGCTGCTGGTCCCATTGAAAGACCTGCAATGCTTGATGTTAGAGATTCTAATAAATCAATATCCGCTTGACTTGCTTGATAATTTGGTATATATTGGGAGTATTGTGATAAGAGTGCATCATCTGCTGGAGTTCGGTCAGTACGAGTTGAAAGGAGCTGAATAAAAGGAACTGCTTTATCAACTTGTCCTTTTGTCATATATTTTTCAATAATTGGTTTTAATTGTCTCGTATGAAATGTACGCTCTTTTTTGGGTGCGGGAACTGCTGCAGCCGCAGAAGTAGAGTTGTTTGTCATTGCGGCAGCACCACGATTATTATTTTTCTTTGTTGCGGCAGCGGTACGAGAACCAGAAAGCCCAAGTTTCCGTTCTAGAATTCGGATTGCCTCAATAATATCTTTAATATTATCATTTCCAGGATATTCGTGACGGAACTTTCGTAAGAGTGCGAGTTTATTTTCATATCCTTTGATTTGGTAGCCTCGCTTTGAGGCATTATTTGTGAGACGTTCATTTTGTGTATCTATAACAACTTGCGCCTTTTCAAGAATGGATGTATGTCTAGGAGTTTCACGTTTCTCCGATTCTGGAATCTTACGGTTATTACTGTTATTTCTGCGACGTGTATTGCGCCGATTATTTCCATATCCAGTTGAAAGTTCATTTGCTCTTGAACGTCGTTCATTATTTCCATAATTCGGTCTACCGGTGGTGCGCGCAGGTGCTCTACCGCGACGTGATGGTTTACGATTATATTCTCTCTCATTTGCCCCACGAGCAACACTATAATTTGTACCATAAACCGGCTCCCCTTCACCTCCCCATTCAGGTCTTTCATTCATGAACATAGGGGCAGCCATGACCGCATCCTTTTTTCTTGCTGCAACTTCCGCAAGACGTGAACTACGGCGAAATCCGTCCACCATTTCCCGAATTTTCTTGATTTTCTTCTTCTTCTCAGCGTCAGGTTCAGGGGTTGTACGAACTTCTTCCAGCGCGGACATTAAATCGCTCACATCAAATCCTGATGAACCAATCTCATTAATTTCGGCAATTAATGCACCCATATTTAATCGCCCATTATTCATCTTCTACACCCGCAATTCCTATAGTGTAGACCCAAAAAAAGCACTATAGGGTATTTGCTTATTGAACATCCTTCACAGAATCTCTCATTCGGAAACGCATTCCAAAATAGCGCCTGCTGCCAAAACCCGGTCTTCTGGTTCGTTTTCTGGAAACTGTCAATGGACCGTTCTCTTAGCTACCCACCCCGCAAGACAACAGAACTGCGTTTAAAGGCGGAGTAAATGAATCTATATAGAAGCAGAAAGAAATGGAATCCGTCATTGAAACTTCAAGTGAAATCACTCTCCTTGACCGCATTCACCGCATTGAAGCGGAGCTCAAGGAACTCAAGCGCGCGGCTCGTCATGAGCTCAAGGCCCGTCGTCGCCGTCGCGGTTCTAAGAAGGAAGGTGGCAAGAAGGAGAAGGGTGAGACCCCTTCCCAGCTGAAGCCCTGGCACGATGAAGTCCGTCGTGTGTGGGAAGAGCTGAAGGCCGCGGATCCTAAGACTCCTTACAAGCGCGCCGTTGCCGAGGCCCATTCTCGTCGTGGGGTGCCTATCGCCGCTGCCGCCGCCGCCGCCGCGCCTGTTGTTGCCGATAAGAAGGCTTCTAAGAAGGCTGCTGCCCCTGTCGCTGGTGTTGCAGCATCAGCCCCTGCGCCAGTGGCTGACAAGAAGAAGGGGAAGAAGGCCTCTGCCTAAAAAATAGTTGTAAATAACTAATTCCTAGAGTGTTGCACTATAGGAATGAGTTTTGTGAATGACGCTTATGTCTTCTTACCAGCCTTAGCGCCGCCTTTCGCGAACCCACCGCCTTTCTTTGCCTTCCATGCCTCCTTCTTGGCATCCACGCCGGCGCTGTACATGGCCGCAAGTTCGGCCTCTGTAGCATTCTTCCAATCTGCCTCCTTGGGAACGGATACGAAGGTCGGCTTGGAGTATTTAGCTTTGGCTCCGCCCTTCGGCTTCGCGGTACAATACATGTAAATCCCATACGGGCCATTCTTTATAGTGTAATCACCGGTTACGCGGAGGGTAGAGCCCTCTTTCGCACCCAGCCGTTCAATAATGGATTCCTCGGTATCGTCCTCTTTCCAGGGTACCTTGAGGTCACCACACTGGACGTAGAGACCATAGGGTCCCTTTTTTCGCACTATAGGATTGTCATTCCATGTACCAATTGTGGTTTCCGTCGTCTCCACTGTTTTTTGCGAGAGAAAGGCGTCAATGGCCTCCTGGGTGATTGTTTGGAGCGTGTAGCCGACGGGCCAGCCGTAGAAAGTAGCCTTCTGCTCAGGGGCTTTTGCTTTTGGGCCTTTCTTAACCCCTTTCTTCTTCCCCTCCTCAGTAGCAACCCCTACAGTGCTTTCCTTGGGCTCCTCTTTCTCCTCTTTCTCCTCTTTCAAGAGCAACGGCCCTTTGGCAGTATTGACGGCAACGATGCCATCAGCAAATTCACGGCGCTTGCCATCGCCTTTATCGGATTGCAGTTCCTTATAACGATCCTTGTAGGAGTTCCAGGTATCCTTGAGTACTTGTTTCCATGGCTCGGAGCCGGCGGCAATGGCATCTAAGCGTGCTTCCATACCGGCGGTAAAGCCGTAATCAAAGAGGTCGCCGAAGTGGTTGACACAGTATTCCAGGACAGATTGGCCGAGGGCGGTGGGGTAGAGGCGGTCCTTTTCGCCTCCCACTTTGCGTTGTTCCAGGGACTTCGCTGGCGCTGACCCAGGGGTTACACTATAGGTATTATATTCCACGGTTTTCGCGGGTGTGTCCCGTTTTTCCACGTAGGACTTTTCCTGGATGGTTTCCAAGAGGGAGGCGTAAGTGGATGGACGGCCGATGCCCTTGGACTCCAGGTCCTGAATGAGGGAGGCTTCTGAATAGCGGCTGGTGGGTTTCGTGATATGGGCCTTCGCCTGGAGCTGAGTGTATGTGAGGGGGGTACCTGGCGTGAGGGTCTGGCTAAAGGTCCACTGGGCTTCGTCTCCGCTAGCGCCGGCTTCAGTATTTTCTCCGTCTACCTCCTCCGTCGTTTCCTTGGTGACGGTGGCCTTCCAGCCTGGGAAAGTAGTATGGCTGAAGGATGCACGCCAGGGCAGGTCGGTCTCTTCACCCGTGAAAGCGAAACGGACAGTACGCTGTTCTCCCTGGGCGGCGGACATACATGATTGGACGGTGCGGAGCCAGATAAGTTTATAGAGGTTGCGCTCCAGGGTGGACCAGGAGTCCTCACCTGGGGGGAGGGCCGTGAGCTGGATGTGGGTGGGACGAATGGCCTCGTGTGCCTCCTGGGCCTTGGGACCTGATGCATCGGCTTCTTCCTTTTTCTTTGTCTGTTTCTTCTTTGGCTTGGTCTCTGCCTCGGCAGTAGGAGCCTGCGCCTGTGCTGACCCGCAGTACTCCTCACCCCACACACCTATAATGTAAGTACGGGTCTCGGCTACGGCCTCTTCTGAGAGCACCGCGTGGTCAGTTCGCATGTATGTAATGTGACCTGACTCATACAATTTCTGGGCGGCACGCATAGTCTGGGCCGGAGCAGAACGATACAGATTGGACGCCTGTTGTTGAAGAGTAGATGTAATGAGGGGTTTCGGCGGGGGGCTTGTGGTCTTCTTGGTGGTGTTGCTCAAGACTTTGGCATTGGTCTCGTCTGAATGGTTTTCCAAGTAGTTCTGTGCCGAGTCTTCATCCTCTAGTTCATCCTCCATGCTAGCACTAAAGGAGATGGCTTTGGATTTTGCATTAGTCTTGACGTTGGTCTTTTCTTTTTTAATGAAAGTCCCGCTAACAACCCAGGACAGGGTACTGGTGAAGTCGGCAATCGCCCGTTCCTTGTCGGCAACAAGGCGGAGGCAGGGGATTTGACACCGACCGGCCGACAGGGCAGGGCCGACGCTCTTCCAGAGGAGGGGGCTGATGGTGAAGCCAATCATCAAATCCAGCATACTGCGTGCCTGTTGCGCGTTCACTTTACTCATATCCAGGACAGTTGGCTTCGCCACTGCCGCTTTGAGTGCCTTTTCCGTGATTTCGGTGTAGATAAGGCGTGGCGTTGTTGCAGGGTCCAGTTTGAGAAGCAGGCATACACTATAGCTAATCATCTCGCCCTCTCGGTCTGGGTCACCGGATAAATAGATGGTCTTCGCCTTCTTCGCCTCTTCCTTAATCTGTGCAATAGCTCGTGCCTTCGCCGAAATCCAGTCATAATCCGGTTTGAAATCATTGTGGAGACCGACACTTTCCAGCTTTGGAACAAGCGCACGAATGTGGCCGAGACTCGCAATGACTTTGAAGCCAGGGCCCAGAAAGCCTTGAATCTTGGCACACTTGGAGGGGGACTCCACAATGATGAGTGATGACATGATTCCTATAGTGTATAGTTGGGTTTACACTATAGGGATTGGTTGCGGTGGGTTCAATTTTATTACGGATGATTATATAGATATGCCACAAATTCTTTTTGATCCCCCGCAAGAAGGTGGTCGGCGCCAACAGGTTGGGGGTCTATTGGAAGGGGAGAAACGATCAGAATATGTAGAACTCTGTAAACAAATGACGAGCCGAAATCCGGGTCTGGATTATCATGCAATTCATGATCGTATTTTAGAGATTTTAGAGGAGGATGTACGTGAATACATTGACACATTACCTACGCACGATAGGGATACTCTGCTAAAAGATTTTGTTATAATCCTATCAGGAATTCCGAAAAGGAATGATGACACTGAACCACTTACGACAATAAATATAGTTTCATTACAAATATCATTATTATTTACACGCTATGAATATACTAAAAATAAGCAAGAAGAATATTTTTTCAACTCATACTATACATATGAGATTTTATTGGGAAATGAGCAATTAGACATCTATAATAGGAAATCAGAGACCTATGAATATGTTGAAATGGAAAAAGGAGATTGGAAAGATTATTCCTATATCAAGAAGATATTGTCAAACTTTAATAATAGAACAGATGTAGATTTATATCATTTAGAAAATCCAGATGCGCCAAAATATATTTTTATGATGTTTCTTGGATTTTTAAAACTAGATGAAATTATAGAATCATATTTGAATAATGTATTTTATCTTGGTTTATCCTATAAAACTGAATGGGTAGATGGTAGTTTGACATACCCCCTCGCATATTTGACACATGATATCGCTCATTATGAGCGATATACACTTGAATGTCAGGATTTTCCCAAGATAATTAGTAAATTTAAGGAATTTCGTGAATATCTTAAAAAACATGATAAAAAAATTCGTTATTCAATTGATTTTGCTTTATTTATCTTTCTTCATGAACATATATATTGTGGTGCTTTTAGAGAAGACAATATAGAAAATGAACTACAAAATAAGGCATCTATAGAATCTATTAATAACCTATTAAAGGAAAATACTATGGATGAATTAACTGATTTAAATAATTTAGGGATGGCAATTCCTCCATCATATCGTGTATTGGAGGAAGGAAGTGAAACTAAATTAAATGAGGAAAAAGTAAAAGAATATCTACTCCTTGTTGCGGAGCGTTATGTTGCTGCGTGGAATGAATTTCGTGTGGCATCAAATGCGGCATCTGGAGGCCGTAGAAAGGCCCGTCGCACAAAGCGACAACGCAGAAAAAGAGCAACACGCAAAGCACGCAAATAATCCCTATAGTGTAGATTCAGGGAGTGCACTATAGGAATTATTTCTTTGAAGAATATAAACAATTCTTATATATTCTTTATTAATCAAAGATGGGGGAGTCTTCAGAGTTATATTTAATATGAAGAGGGCAGAATATGTGGAACTCTGTAAACAAATGACGAGCCGAAATCCGGACCTGGATTATCGTGCAATCAGCGATCGTATCCTAGAAATTTTAGAAGAAGATGTATGCAAATACATTGATACATTACCACCAGAGGATAAGGGTGCTCTGCTGAAGGATTTTGATGTAATTGTTTCAACAATTCCAAAGGGGGGCGATGATACCAACCCTCTTTCCATAATAAATATGGTATCAATACAGATATCTATATTATTTACACGCTATGAAATTACATATAAGGCAAAGAAACGTTTTAATAGATTCGGGTTATTTTCTCAAGGAGATTCTGATTTGTATAACTATATAATACAAAATGATGACTGGAAAGACCATTCTCATTTTAAAAAAATATTACGAAACTACAGATACGGATTTACATTCAGATTATATGATTTAGTAGAAGAAACAGATAGATATTCTACTTTTCAAGAGAAGAACCCTATCTTCATGGTATTTCTTGGATTTTTAAAACTGGATGAAATTGTTGAATCCTACTTGAATAACGTATATTTTCTTGGTTTATCCTATAAAATAGAAATTGTTGATGGTAGATTGATGTATCCAATTGAATATCTACTACATGATGGAGACCATTATATATCTTATCTTGAAGGGTGTATAACAAAATACGAACATACTATGATATTAAAACTTAAAGAGTATTATGAATATGTGAAGGGTAATTCTGATTATGACAAAAAAGTTCAGTATTCAATTGATTTTGCTCTATTTATGCTTCTTCATGAAGATGTGTGTGGTTCAGATATAAAATCAGATAAAAATCTCTTTCGTTCTCATAATATATATCATTTAATTCTTGAAGCATTTGAGCGACGTTTCCCTGAATTATGTAAACTACATAATTTAGGGAAAGCAATACCAGTAGCATATCGTGAAGTTGTGGAATATAATAATACACAGTTAAATGAAGAAAAGGTGATGGAATATCTTGACCTTGTTATGGAGAGTTTTCTCATTACATGGAATAATTTTAACGATGCTGCATATAAGGTAAATGAGAGAGTAAAAGAAAGGCAAATCAGGGAGCCAAAGAAGGTCATAGAAAGGTTTGTCGCACCAAACGGAATTGTATAAAAAAGAGCAACACGCAAAGCGCACAAATAATTCCTATAGTGTAGCATTATATGGATTATATTCGCACCAATTACTTCATTTGGAAGTGGTATGTATCCACGGGAATGCCGAGGGCATCCAGTGTGATGCGAACACTTACATGGTTTTTTACATAATCGTCCACAAAGATGATGCATGAATAGGTGTGTGGGAGGGTTTCCAGGATTTTTGCAAGGGCTGGTCCCTTGTCTTCGGCATAGTAGACATGGTCTGATACGAGGCCAAGGGCATGTTGGAGATGGCGCTGGGTCGTCTCCTTCAGTGTCTCAGAGCGGGCCGTAAGATAGATAATATTGCAGTCTTGCGCCTCCGCCTGCTGACAGAAGGTGTGGAACCCTTCTTTGTCAATTGCCACAGGGTCCAACGCCGAGACCGCCGCCCGCCATTCCTGAATGGTGCGTTGGTCCGCCTCTGCCTTACTCATGGTCTGCTCATGGAGCGCCTTCTTTGCCTTAAACCAATCCAGGCCATAGTCTGGAAAATTAACGAGGGTGTCGTCAATATCAAATACGACAAGGCTCCGAGCGACCAAGGTGATTGCACTATAGGAATTGATTACGCGGAGCATTTTTGAGGGGGGCATCTTTTCTAGGGTAATATATAGAATATAGCTCTCAATTTTTCCCACATGAATAACATGATGTTTAATCCGCCGTCAAAATCTTTACAACAAACCGTATATATTCATCGTGCAGTGCAAAAAAGTATCGCACAGAAAAAATCGTCGTCCTATGTGCCTGTTGCGGATGGGTTTATCACGACCTCTGGATCAGGGCACGTATCAGGGTCAGGTTCAGGGCACGTATCCATCCCACAACCAGTCCAAAACTTGTATACGGCCAGTGTACAGCCAATACAAAAAATTGAGTCCTTACAAAAGTAAGGTATAATATACATAGGAAACATTATAAGGGAGGAAGATGATTATCGGCATTTGTGGACTTCAGGGGGCGGGTAAAGATACGCTGGCCGACATCCTATGTGAGGGCCACGGGTATGTTCGTCTGAGTTTTGCGGGTGTGTTGAAGGATGTATGTGCGGTGCTGTTTGGCTGGGACCGCACGATGCTGGAGGGGCGGACGGCTGCGGCACGCTTAGAGCGTGAGGTGGTGGACGAGTGGTGGGCACGGCGCCTGGGGATTCCTGGGCTAACGCCACGGCTCGCTCTACAGCTCATTGGGACAGATGTGCTGCGCCAACATTTTCATGATGAGATTTGGATCGCGGCATTGGAGCGGCGGCTTATGTTGAATCCGCGGGTCGTGATTACGGATTGCCGGTTTCCCAATGAGATGGCAATGATTCGTGCGGCGGGTGGGCAGATTATTCATATCCAGCGTGGGGCGGAGCCGGCCTGGGTTTCACACTATAGGAATGAGGGTATTGTGCCGACAGGGGTACATTCCAGTGAGTATGTCTGGATGGGGGAGCGGTTTGACCATGTGGTGCGGAATGACGGGTCGCTGAAGGATCTGGTGGCGGTGGCAGAGGGGATTCTCAAGTGCTCCAATCCATGTTAATTACAATAAGACAATTCGTATCTTCTTGGTATGTATCTGCCCAAATCTTTGTCCCAGGAAATTTTTTCTTCAGGAGTTCCACTATAGGGATTATGTCACCGACGGCGCATGTGCCTTTTTTGATGTAGACGGCCGGTCTTTCTTTAGATACTTCGAGCGGAAAGTTCAATGTATGTAGACCACGGCGGGCACGGCAGTAGGCATGTTCTTTGATGAGTTCGTAATGGAGTCGGACCCACGCCTCTGAACTCTGGACCGGCGCAGTTTGGCCTAGGGCATGGAGTTCAGCAAGCGACATGGGGATGTTGCTCGGTCTAAGCCAGGCGCCACTCGGTGAAATATCGCCTTGGATAGCGGCGGTAGCCTTGGTTAAAAGCTGTTCTACACCTTCAAAGAATGTATTCATTTTCCTATAGTGTAGAATCGGGTTTACACTATAGGAATTAGTTCTGAGTGGTCAATTTTAATTATATCAAAAAAAGAAATACCCTATAGTTAGAATGCCTGGTTGTGTTGCGGTAAAAACGAAAAAATACCGAGAGCGGCCGTCCCCGCCGTACCACGCGGGAGATTGTAAGGGGAAGACACTGAAGGGGAATGATGGGCTGCAATACAAGTCTGTGGCCGATGGGAGAGGAGTGTATAAATGGGTTATTGATGGAAATAAGACTCGTAAGGCCACTAAGGCACCAGGGACCTGTTATAAAATCCACGATAATCGTAATGTCCCACACATTACATGTATTGAATCGTCTAAGAAAAAACTCACTGTATACAAGGCCGTACCAGATGACCCTGATACAAATAAGCCATCATATGACCTAGGGACGGTCATCTATAGTATGCATTATAAGAATATCTTCATTGGGGATAATGTGAACGGACTCAAAGACTATGTCAAGAAGGGAACCGCCTTTTCCAAAGGCAACTCAGTGCTGGCCGAGCTGGGGGCGGGTCGCTATGTTTTTGTGGGGGAGCAGATTTACGAGTTCAGTGTGGCAGCAGGGGACGATGTGATTGAAGCCTACCATTCGCCGATTGGAAATAACGATGTGCCATATCCAGTGGCAGTAGGGAAGAAATATCTTTATTTTCTCTTAATGGGAGACCATTGTTATGTCCCATGTGCCCTCTTTGACCTAAAAGGGGACCTATACCGTCAGTTCTATGACATGACGCTGTCGGCGGCGTCAGGAGGGAAGAAGGCAGTGGTGAAGCCGAAGAAGTTCACCATGAAGATGATACGTAAGCGGTGGGCTTAGGCATATACTATAGTGTAATCTTTGAGAAAATACTATAGGAAATTTATATATATTATTTACTTTTTCTGAGGAGGCCATATATAAAGCCGATTATATGTTTTATCATATGGTTCATACATTTCTTCTTTATAATCATATTTATTATGTTTTAATGAATGCAAATAATTTATTTTAAATTCTTCGGTAAATATTGTATTTTCAGTTCTAATCGTATTATTTATAGAAGAAATAAAGAGAACACAATTAGATATATCATTCATTATTTTTATTAATAATAATTTACCTAAACAACTCTTTACGCTCACACTATAGGTATTATACTACTTATGAATGAATGGGTCCTCCCTACCGAAACATCAAAAATATGCGGCGGCGTACCGGCCAGGGGAGACGTTCTGGGGATTCGGCGTGGAACATGAGACCTATTTGGAGTCGGCGGAGTTTCAGGCTGTTCCGCGCGAAGACTTGGCGGCCTACCGTAGACCAGAGCGCTACTCCGTAAATTACTACAAAAGTTATAAAGAAGAGGACCTGGTGGAGGCTTTAAGTAGCCTGCCGGCGGTGGTAGAGGAGGTGCCGACTTTGGTGAATAGCCACAGCTTCACCCATTGTGATGTCTGGATGAATCACCGCACGACGTATGAGCGCATCCCTAAAGCGAATCCGCGGTACAGCGGCCGGTCGGTCCACGAGGATTTTCTGGCGGCGTCGCCATGGTTTCGGCAGGCGTATGACCGGTCAGTAGTATATGACGGCGACACGTTTGAATTCATGAATGTCAACTTCTATAATGTGAGCGTAGAGGAGGCGTTGGAAGAGCTGTGGGAAACGGAGGACCGGTTTATGTGGGAGTTCAATCGGTGGATAATGAGGGGAGGTACAGATGAAGACACTATAGGAATTGATTGGAAAGAGAATCCATTAGTGAGTGGAACGCAGCACTTATCCACCTACGGCCCTTTTTGCATTGCGCGGCGGAATCACGCCTGGGCACGACATTTGACGAATCCCCACCACTATTCCATGTTTAACAATGGAACAGTCCATGTGAATCTGACGTTGCCGACACGGTTGGACGCTTCTGGGGCGATTGCCGATGTGGAGGACTTTCGCCGTCGCCATCAGCGGGCAGCACGGTATTTCCAGTGGTTTGAGCCGTTGCTGGCGGTGGCGTATGGTGCAGGCGATCCGTTTGCGAATTATGTAAATAAAGGGTCGCGGTTCTCGCCGGCGTCGCAACGGTTAGGGGTGAGTCGCTATGTCGGCATGTGTAATTATCCGACTGAGGCAATGCCAGAGGGAAAGATTCTGACATATGATGTCTCTGGAGGGGCGGCATATAGTTCACCTGGTGTTAATACATGGCATGTATTTGATGGGGAGCCGGCCTGGTACGAGGAGTTCTATAAACGGACAGCCTATGTGCGTCTAGAGAATCATGGCCTGGACATCAACTATAAGAAACATTGGAACCACGGCCTAGAGTTTCGTATCTTTGACGGTCTGCGGCGCGACCAGATGTTGGAGGTTTGCCGGTTTGTATGGAAGGTATGTTATCGGTCTATTGATTTGGATTCAGTTGGGGATTGCCGTCAGACCGATTGGTTCCAAGAACTAGTTCTCGGATGTATGTTGGAAGGGGGGAACTATGTACTTAGTTGGGGGATGTTGGTGAAGTATCTGGAGGCAATTGGGTATGTAGAATTGCTGGGGCAGTTTAGTAGCGCTGAGAAGGAGGGGGTGTCCGTGGGGGAGTTGGTGGGGAAGATTATTTATGAAGTACGAAACGACATATCATATAACCATAATTGAAATTGTGATAGCTTATAAACAGATACATATAATGTCGTAATATTATTTGCAAACGGATTGAAATTAAGCATAATAGAACCACCTGATGCGTCTGGAAAAGAGTTGTCTAAATATGGGGATGTAGTTGAAGTTATTTGTGAATTTGTTTTATTTCCACTTGTTGAAGTACTGTTAACTACTACACGTGTTCCTCTATGAGTTTCATTCGAATTCGGATGAAATCGTAAACGAATTGCCCCAATATTTACAGATTCTGAAAAAGTTATTTTAAATGTATAAACACCGCCATTTGAACTACTCCAATTATTTGGATTATAATCATTTGCAGTTCCAGATAAATCCGAACAACTATTATTCGTATTAGACGGATTAAATCTCGTAGAATCTCTATCATCAATAATATTTGCTAAATTTTCACCAGCTACAGATAATGCAGGATTACTTATAAAATTGTTCTGATTAACTGTCCATAGTAAAATTTGAGAAATTTTACTTCCAGGTATAAAAGTTCCAGCTGCATCACGTAAACCCCAACGACCAAACCCCATTTCCTCAACAAGAAGAATTCCTATAGTGAGAGCTGAAAGAAAACACTGTAGGAAATGCGCCATCCACAAATGCGCGTAGACACCCATCCATCCGTCTCATCCCACTAAGTAGGTATGGCCTTACAGACCAATAATGGAGGTGCGCTCTATGAGCTGGTCGCCCGTGGTGTAAAAGACTCGTATTTCTTTGAAGATTCCACCACGGCGGCGAATCCCTTCAGTTGGAGTTATGAAAAATATGCGGCGGTGAGCACGGAGACCCGTGTCGTGCGACCCTATAACGCCGCCGGATTCAGCCGTGTTCTAAATATTGACCTGGACGTATACGGGGACATCCTCCAGGAAGCCTACATACGCGTCAAGCTCCCCAGCTGGGTCCCGCCCGCCTACCGAGCTGCCGTGAAGCGGGGATTGGTTAGAGATGCCTCAGGATCAGGCTTAGGCTTAGGTGCTATTGCAACCGCTACCGCTTATGGCTACACCTCCGCCATCGCCTACATGCTCTTTGAGAAGATTGAAATCCTTCAGGATAACATAACACTACAGGAAGTGACCGGCGACGCCCTCTATGTGTCGTCCCGTCATACCAATTCCTATAGTGCTCACCATTTGACGGATTCCCTGACCGGTGTATATGACGAGACCGACACCCTGAAAGTCCAGCGTTCTGTGGATCCAGACCGTGAATACATTCTAGAACTCCCTTTTATACGGAACTTTCCTCTTGTGGCGTTGCGAGGGCAGCGATTCCGAGTCCGGCTCACGCTGCGGGCACTAGAGGACCTGGTGATTTCCACGGACCCCTTGAAGCCAAAGCCACTGCCGTGGACCGTACCATTGTTTGCATATCAAACATCAGATGCTTCAGGTACATTTACCCCCCTCCCTCTCCATGAGCTGGACCCACCGTCTATCACTATAGAGATGACACAGGTCTACTTGTCCAATGAGGACCGTGAGGCGCTGGCGGGGGCAAATTTCCTGATTCCTTATCGGCGGTACATTTCCTATAATCATTTCAACTTTGGGCCGGCGACATATGCGTCCTATGATAATCAGCCACCGACTGTACCTGCGGCGGTGGTGAACTATGATGGCATTTATCATGTGGACCGGATTCTTCATTGTATTCGTTCTGCTCGGAGCCTGGAGCTGAATCGGCGGACGGCCTATGACAATTCAGGGGGATTCTTTATTGCTGGGCTGCAGTCTGCATATGGTTCCACTGTGCGGGACCAGTCATGGGGCCCGTTGGTTCTGAATAAGTTAACGCAACACGCACATGCAGAGTATACGAGTGAGGCCAAATTCTTCATACAGAACTATGGCCTGGGCGCTGGCCATGCATCAGGCCGCCCATCAGCTTTCGGTCGTAGAGCGCCATCGCAGACCTATGTACCTCCCGCGGGTCTGAACTATAGTGAAGCAGTGGAACCGAATGTGCGCGTGACATTGGAGGATATCCAGCGCGACTTTTACAACAACTGGAAGGTGGCCGCATATGACATTGTCCTAAACGCCACTGCGTATTATGCAGTGGAGAAGGGTCGCGGAGGGCTAGCGTTCTTAAATTAGGATAGCACCAGCGTTCTTGAATTAAGAAAGACGGCGTTTTAATTATATAATTTATAAAAGTATTCACTATAGGGAATTGATTCTTATAATGAATAAAGATCAGAGTCCAAAGAGTCCACGCGGTGGAATTGGGCAGCGAAGTAGTACAATTGGCCAGCGTTCGCTCTTGGGTCAGCGAGCATCGTCCGGTCCTGCCAAACGGATAATTCCTATAGATAAATCAGCATCAGCGCAAGCGCCAGTGCAAGGGCAAGCGCAAGGCCAAGGACTTGACCCAAATGACATCCGTATTCAAATGGGCTTAACAGCTGATGCGACAGCATTACTCAATGAAACAACATCGGAATTTCCGTCAGCGTTGGATAGTCGGTATCAAACAATGGCACACTCTTCATCTGATTCTGCGTCCGTTGGAAGTGAAGAGAAACCAGGACAAGTATCGCCGCCACTACCGCCCCCACTTACACAGGCCGACATACATGCATTACAGGGCCTGGGGTCGCCGCCACCGAAGGTAATTTACGGTTCCTATTATCAAGATTTCAAGATGTTTCGTCAGTTCAAGGATGAAATAGAGAAGGTTTTTGTGGATGTTCAGAGTAATAAGTCCGCTGCGCTGGATATTATTGCGTCATACTTACGTGGCCAGAAAATTATTTATATTGAGGCCAAGACGCATTGTGAACAGAGCCTGTATTTGCTGATGTTTCCCACCATTTTCATAAGTTCCTTATTGACTGTCTTGAGTTTAGCACTAGAGCAGATTTCCTTTGGGCATTTGATTGTGAGTGGATTCGGTGCCTTGAATACGTTCATTCTTGGCCTCGTGAGTTATTTAAAGTTGGATGCAAAGACGGAGGCGCATAAGACGACGGCTTATCAGTTTGACAAACTCCAGACCCAATGTGAGTTTTATTCAGGCAAGACCTTGTTTTTCAACGATACTGACACTATAGGAGTTGTGGAGGATGTGGAGAGCAAAGTGACCGAGATTAAGGACAACAACCAGTTTATTGTACCTGAGTCGGTGCGGTGTCGGTTTCCTGTGCTGTATAGTACGAACATTTTCACGGAGGTGAAGAAGATTGGGATTAAGGAAAACCTAGTCAAACATCGGCTCTGTATTGTGTATGCGGCGTTGGACCGGCTTCGGTCAGGGGGGGAAGGTGATGATGCGGATTCGGTCGTACTTATGGAGGACATGGGATCTTGCACTATAGAGAATTTGGAACAGCGGAAGAATGATTACATGGCGGAGTATTTGGATATTCAGAAGGAATATTTGGAACTGAATGGTGAGCTAAATAAGGAGATTGGCGCACAGCTTCGGCGGTCGCAGGCGTCATGTGGGATGTGTCGGTGGCTCAAGACCTGAGCGCAAGCGAGAGTCTGCCTATCAAGACTTGAACAGCGCAAAGCTGGTGCAAAGGCGTGTAAATGCCGCCCCAAAAAAGACCCGCATCTATAGCAGGTATAGAGGCTCCCGCCGCTCCCATGAATTTTGATTGTAAGGTGCCATTAGCCGATAAGACGACTGTAATAGACGCAATTGACCGTGGGGAATTGGATGACTACATTTTCCCCGCCGACATACAAACATCGCTTTTTTCGCCTGAGGTGAAGTCGGCTCGGTCTCTTCCCTTTAGTACATCGGTGGACGAGACGGTGGCGCGTGGCTCACAGACTTTTGGCGGAATAGCGACATTTGACATTGATAGTCGGTCCTGTGGCGACCTCCTTATGCAGGCCTATGTCAATGTTGAATTGGAACATTGGCTTCCAGAATATATTCGCGCCGGTCTGAATACTGGTCACCTTATCTACATGGACAACTCTGGCGAGCCGGCCTGGACCTATGTTAATTCCATGGGCACGGCACTTATTGAATGGGCCTCTCTCCAAGTGGATGAATACGAGCTGGAGCGCATTGATGGCGATTATTGTTATGCATACGCCTCACTTTATCCATCACGTAATACACAATATGGTGTGAGTACGGATGCCCTCGGTGTGTTTCCCGCGTCGTCTATGGGACAGCCACGCATTTTTCCCACGCTGAATGGCCGCCTGTCCTGTGTCATTCCCTTCAGCTTCGGCCGTGCCCGTCGCTCCGCATCATGGCCCCTTGCCTCTGCGCGCGAGGGGTCTGTGCGCGTCGTGGTGAAGTTCCGCCCCTTCCACGAACTCGTCCAACGGACTGACGGGTCAAAGGCGTCATGTACGGACACACCCCTTGGCAAGACCTTCGCCTTCAAACAATATAACCTCACGGACGCATCCGGTTTCAGCTTCACGGCCGCGCTCCAGCCCCCACAACCGAAGCGCATTTCCCTCATTACCTATAGTGCCTATACCACGGGGAAACTACGGAATGCCCTCTTGCGGTCTCCTTATGAAAAACTCTATAGGGAAGTCTACGGATTCCGCTTTCAAGAACCGTTGCGGTATGCTGTGATGAAGACGGCGGATGATATTACGATTCAGTTGCCTCTGGAGTTGAATCATCCATGTGAGGAGCTGTTCTGGTTTGTGCGCCGGCGGGCGGCGGTGGAGCTGAATGAGTGGACGAACTACAGCTCGGTGCCGTGGTATCAGCAGGATGCCGTATATAATCCTGCGGGTCCATTGATGGTGCGTGGGGCATTATATATAAATGGACAGCCGGTGGTGGAAGATGGGGAGGAATACTTTCGTCGTACCCTGGCGCAACATCATAGGGGTGGATATACATCCTATGTTCAGTACATTTATGGATATACATTTGCCGAAGCTCCTGGTCGTCGGCAGCCGAGTGGGCATGTGAACATGAGCCGAGCATCCGATGTTAAATTGGTTCTGACCGTGGCCCCTCCCCAAGCAAGCATTATAGGGATTGGGGCAC